TTGACCATGTGAATAGCTAGGAATACCTGTTTGTTCATCTGCAAGCTGTCGGAACTTATCGAACATCATCAGATTTTCTTGAGATGTGTTCGGAAACTTTAAGCCATGAATAGCTTGGCCTTGCATACCCGACTGACGCCTAAAGACCTTGCCGGGATAAATTTCCATACTTTGTCCACCGACAAGCATCGTTTCATCTACATCAAACACCAACGAGCCACTAAGGGCTAGGTTGTCAATTGCCAGCCTTGCATGACCATTCATAATCTGCTGGCTGTCATTCATGTTTTCAGCTACACCTACACCAAAAAAACTGTAAGGGTTTCTTTCGTAGGGGAACGCATTGTAGGGAATACGGTGTGGCGTAAAGGGATTAATAACAGCCCTGAGTACAAGGCCATTACAAACCCAAGCATTAATCTGTACTTCATCAAGAACGTCTACCTCTTCTGGAAGTTCAATACCAACATCTTTAGCGTATTCTGCATCCATCAAACCCCAATACTCAAGAACTTCAAAACGACTAGCGCCCATCTCTGACATACGCTGATCGTCTTTTAGTTCGTACTCGTAGTCTTCTTCTGTGTAGTTGGGGCCAAGCATCATACAATCACGAATAGCATCTTCGTTAAAGTATGGCATCTTTCGTAATGTTCTAAGTTGAGAACGATTAAGCTTGTGACGATGTACTACATACTCACACTCTTCAATACCTGTAGCATTAGGATCAGGAAAGAAATCCCAAACGCTAACAAATTCAATCCTTGGCACACGCACCGCTGTAGGTGTGTAGGTTCTTCCATCTTCTCCATCTTCCCACCTATGTAATGTTTTATTAAAATTAAATGGGCCTTTTACAATACCAGTACCAAATAATGTAGATTCAAAGATGGCATTGCGTAGTTCTGTAGAACCACCTGACTCGTCAATCTGATCGTGAATAAGTTTTTCCATATTTCTCGCGGCTTCTTTAGCTGGAGAAATTTCAGGAACTTCTGGAACAGGAGAAGGGCCTTCCTCAAAAGAAACATTTTCAGCAGTTTCAAAATCTTCAAATATGCCTGCACCACTAGAAAGCGTAGCTCCGGGCTTTAATACTTTACCATCCCCTGCATACCCAATACTAAATGGATCTTCTTTTTCTTCTGTTGGCTGTGCAGAAACTGCTGTTTCAATTCCGGGTGAGCCTTCAGAACTAAGGTGCATATACTCACTAACGCCTTCAGGCAAAGGAGTATGTGACACACCAATTGGGAATTTACCTGTACCAAATACTACATCAATAAGCTGTCCAAAAGCCGCAAGAACTTTAGTCTTCGTAACTTTAATAAACACACGAGACTTTTCAGATTCTCTGAATCTTACATTCTTTGGATAGATTCCACGGAAGTTGTGATACGCCGTAATCCAACGGTTTTCGTCAGAGTCTCTAGCCATCTTAGAGTCTGCAAACCTTGCTTCAATAAGGCCAGCAAGGTTTGATTTGACTTGAGCATCTGCATTAATAGACAGACCATCTTCACCTTCTACTGATTCAAAGTAAAGATTGTTTGCACTATCAACTATAGTGTTTTCTTCTGCCATAGTTTTACGGTAGCGTTATAAAGTCAATTACAAATGTAACTGTAGTTGCGGCAGTTGCTAGGTCGCTTGCTAAAGGCTTTAAACGAATGTGTAATGTTCGCTCTGAAGAACTTGCCAAAGAAGCGGCAAGTGTCATAGCCTCTGAAGTTGCAGGGCCACCACTCATGTTTGCAAACTTATTAGCTACTGCTGGAAGGCCATTTTCAACAATAAATAAAGGCGTATTCGCGGCGATTGTTACAGCACTACCACCATCGTCAGCAATTGCTTTTTCGTCAATAATTTGACCACCGCCAGCGGCAGTGCCAAGATCAAAATCAATATCATCGCCAGAAGAACCACCTGTTACAAGGTTTCCTGCGGCAATCATAATAATATTTTTAATGGACGTACCGGCTGGTTGCGTAAAGCTAACGTCATAAGTAGCGTTTGCTGTTACTGCAATTGTGCCTGTAGTGGCTGTGGCTTGTGCGCCCACTCGTGTTGCAATAGCACGAACATCCCCAACACTGGGGACGCCTACATTGTCGCGTACATCAATAACTCCGGGTAGTGCTGACATAATGTTTCTCCTATAAAGGTGTTAAACTAACTAAAGAATATATAATACTAAAACTAATTACTATACCTAATGTATAAATACCCCAAGTATTAAAGGGTCGCCAAATGTTAGAGTGCTTTCTCAAAAAATACTCCTGCATAATTGCCGCGTTTTTCTACGCCAATATCTAAACTGTCATTTATGCTTTTAGTTGCACGGAGAGATGAGGCTCTATTTCCACGTTTATCTGTTGAAACTTCACCACGAACTTTAAAGCCTTGTTTTTTATTTGTATAGCTTGCACTAACACCAGCCCTTTGATAATCTTGATTGCCTGATGCTGATAAAGAAAGATCTAAATCACCTACAGATTTATGAGCAGATACTCCACCCATATTATACATATCTCTTTTTTTCTTCATATTAGTATCCAAACGTCCCATCTGCTGGTTGATAAATAGTTTCACGATGTAATTGACGCATACGACTAAACGTATCGTCTATGCGCGGCCTAGACATAATAAGATACCTTAACGCATCATACGCATGGTCTTGTGCGTGGGTGTCTACATCTTCAGGGTTGCTTTTATCCAGAGGAATACTTTGCAGTTCGCGTATCAGGTTAGGACAAGTATTAAATATTTGTAATTTGGGCCTTCCGCTTTGCTGAACCTTCAAGTATTCGTGGATTTGAATTTTTCCTGCAACTCTGTTTTTATCTGCTCGTCTTAGCTTATGTCCAGCCTTTACGAGCGTTTCTCCAACTGTTGGGCCTGTTTGCCCTGTGCGATTCCAGCAGGCAGTATCTAATACGCCCGGAACGCTCATTGGATCATTTAGTTCCATTTCAGTAATCAGTTGAGCTAGGTCTGTAGCTAATAAACCTTTTCGATAAAGTTCTCTATATATTATTAACGTATTATCGTCCCGATCTATTGCACCCCAGACACAAGCTGATTCTGAAGCATATCCATAGTCAATCCCTTTTATACGATCCCAGTGTATTGGAATTTCAAAAGGATCAACAATATGTACATTTCTATCAAACTCTGTAAAGGCCGCACCTTCTGCAACCTCCCAATCACCTTCTAGTAGCTGTCGCCGTTGCGTAGGTGGCAACGCCTTCAGCATCTGTTCATAACGACCATCGTGTGCTAGGTATGGATTATCATCTAACCTAGCAGGAATAAACTTACGGCTTAGGCCGTCTGAGCCTTCAAAAGACTCGTTGGGTGGTGAAGGAGTAATATATCTTTTCTTTACCCAATGCGCTCCAACACCACCGGGGTTAGCGGTACACCGCATATATGGTATAATCTCTGGGTCTGTTGTACGCAAGCGCGAAGCCAAGTAGTTCCAAGAAAACTCTGTAGCTTGGTGCGTAATCTCATCAAACCCAATCTAACTATACGCTTGTCCTTGGTATCGATAAACATCTGCATCTCTCTCCAAGAATCCAAATTCTATTTTAGCTCCAGACGGAAAGTTCCAGAGCTTTTCTACTTCTTTGTACTTACAACCGGGAAAGGCTTTCGGGTAGAGTTCACGAGACTTGTCTATTAGCTCTCGTAACTCTGGCATAGAACGCCGCAGGATTAATGCCCTATGCGCTCCCCGATGAGCATAGCGTAGTGGATCAACCAGCATCGCATAGCTCTTGCCTCCACCAGCCGCACCACCATACAAAACATCAGTCTCAGAAGCGGCAAGAAAGTCAGTTTGTGGGCCATCGTTGGGCCTAAAGATGACATTCTCTTCTGCGACAGTCCTCAACGCTTTGGGCAAGTCAGCAGTTGTTGTTGTTGTTATTTTACCTTCTGATTTTGCCTCTGTGCCTTCTAATTTATTTAGAGTACTCTTAGAAGTGTCAAGTGACCGTTTATAGTTTTCAAGCTTGGTGCGAGCCTGCGCTAACCGTTTTTCTTTCTTTCGTACTGT